ACTACTATTTGTTTTAATACTTCCAACAACACCATTTGTATTTTCAAATTGTATATGAGTTTGAGTATCATTTGCAGTAGCTCTAGTTCTTATTTTGTAAACATTATTTTCATTAGCTAATGACCAACCTTTTCCAGTGTCACTATTTCCACTTTCAAGCATATAAGCAGGACTTGAATCTTGAAGACCAATTCTGCTATTACCAGCATTAACAAACAACATATGAGTTTGAGCATCACTTTCAACTCTAAAGTCTACGTCTCCACTGTCATCATTAACAATTACTTCAGCTTCGCTTATAGTAAATAATTTTGCATTATTACCTGCTTTCATTCCTTCAAACTCTAATTTAACATCTTCACTTCCATCAGAAACATCTGTTGCAGTAGCAGACATAAAAATATAATTAACTTCCTGACCATTATCATTATCTCCTCTAAAATCTATTCTACCAAGAACATCTCCATCAACCGGACTAGCACTATTTCTAAATAAAACTAAATCAGGTGCGGAACTTACTCCATCATCTGTGTTTTCAATTATAACTTGGTTAGTAGTATCTGAACCAACAATATGAAGTTGACCTTGTGGTGATGAAGTTCCCATTCCAACATTACCATATATATCTATAAATAAACCAGTACCAAGTGTGCTATTGCTATCAGTAGAAATTGCAAATGGTCTATTGTTTGTGGTTAAATGAGCTCCACCAGTACCACCAGTCATATTACTGTCTTGGAAAAATTCAAATAAATTTATAGAAGAACTGTCTTCTCTTCTAATTGAAAATATTGATGTATCTACAGCAGTAGGTACTAATTGTAATTTACCATCTGGCGATGAAGTTCCAATACCAACTTGACCAGTTGCATCAATACGAACTGCCTCTCCACCTGCTGTTTTAAAAGCAAGTTGTTGTGCAGATTGTGTAGAAGCAATAGTACCAACAGAACTTTCAACAGATAAATCTAATCTTTTATTTCCACCATCTGATGTTTCTATTCTAATTTTTGGAATATTAGATGCTGTATCCATCACTTGTAATTTTTCTGCAGGATTGGTAGTTCCTACTCCAACATCTCCACCACTTTCTATAGTGATAACTGTACTTGTAGCATTATCATCTATACCTGTAGATGTGAATCCTGTTATAGTTCCAAGTGAAGTTATAGTAGGTTGTGCTGCTTCAATATTTAAAGTTACAGCACCTGTTGTTCCACCACCAGATAAACCTGTTCCTGCAACAACTTCGCTGATGTCCCCTGGTAAAGGTGAGCCATTACTTTGTAATGTACCTACAAGGTTAACCGTATCTCCAGAAGCGCCGATTGTAATCGTCGTTCCTGATTGTGGTTCTATTGCATCTACTTCTAATTTACTCATTATACTATTACTAATGTCCCCGTTACTGTTACAGTTGCAGGGATTGTAATAGGACCTGCAAGAACTGCGTTTTCAATTGTTTGAGTTCCGTCGATCGTGGACGCTTGATTTGGTATGAATTCATTTGGAGCTGTTTGACCTCCAATGTATTGGACTCCATTTATTATTGCCGTCATGTTTCCTCCTATGAACTAATTTGATCAATGTAAGAAGTAACTATATCAACAGACGAAGCTGTGTTTGATACGGCTTTCAATACATCACCACTTTTTAAAACAATTTTCGCACCACCTTGAATTAATTCAATTGCAGAGTTTGGTGGAATTACAACACCTTTTGCAATGTATTTGTTTCCACTGTTGACTATATAAACATCAACTTCAATTGTAGAAGTTAAAATGTTACACAATCTGATTCCAATTACTGCATCATAATTTCCGCCAGTCACAAGAGTTACTTCACTTGTTCCTACTGCTGATTGTAAATCGTTTCTAAAATCTTGTGCCATATTTTTTTCCTATTTATAATGCGACCGCCATTGCTAATGCAAAACCAGCCGACGCTGCTCCTACGGGATCACCTGAACCATCCAGGTAAACCGATTTTTCAGCAGGCATTGTACAAAATACACTTAATGTACTTGTACCACCTGAATTAAAATTAATTTTTGAAGTATTACCTGCAGAGTTACTTAAAACTTCTGTTCTTTCTAAAGTTGTAGAACCTGAAAGAGTTCCTCTACCTACTTCAAAATTATTTGTGCCCTGTTCAAAGATAGCGTAATAAGTTTCATTGGAAGTTCCAATACCACTATTAAAAGATATAAAACCAGTTACCGCCCCGGCTAATGTAATATCACCCGTGCCTTGTGTTGTACTAGTTTCTTTTACTCTATCATTTATAACTAAAGCCATAAAATTTTTCCTTAACTCATACTAATAATTGCATTAGCAGGCGTAGACGGATCAGGGAACGTAACTGTAAAAGTACCGTTAGTCGCTGTCTTGTTTCCACCAAAATCTAAAACTACTACTAATCTATTTGCTACACCATCAACTGTATCTGTATTATAGATAGCTGCAAAAGCTGCAGTGAAAGTTGCACTACTATAAGTAACATTGGCAAAATCAACTGAAGCAACTGCTGTACCAGAAGCAACCGCCTGTGATCCTAAAGTTTTTACAGAATAGTTAGTTCCACCTGTTGAATCTACTTCGCCGTTACCAGTTCCTAATAAAGCAACTGTTGATGCTGTTGTATAAGGATTAGTTGTGTATAAAGAAAATTTAAAAGTGTTTCCTCCGTTTGCAAAGTCATGCTGCCCAGAAAAAAGTGCACCTCTAAAACTAAATGGTATTATATTTGCCATATTCTTTTATCTCCTTAATTAACTTGATGGTGGTTTAACATTAAGTTGAGCACGAACTTCACCATCTTGATATTCGTCTCTGCGTCTGATACCGATTTGCTCGATAGCGTACGATTCGATTGCTTGTCTATAAGCCTGTTGATAGTATTGTAACATATCTTGCGGGCCTTTCAAGTATGCATATGTATTTACCAGACATCCGTACAAAAGTAAATCTTGATATTTGTTTGACAGATAAGTGCCTGCTGTAGCTGGAGCTGGTGTAGATGTAGTATCTGTAATTGTTTCTGGTTCCTTATCATATGATATTGTAATTTCGTAAGTTTTATCAGGAGTAGGGGCTACTACCCAAAAAGTTTCATCCCAATTTGCATAGTATTTTGGAATATCTACAGCAGATGTAGAGGGTGTAGAATAATATTCTGCCATAAAACTAGTATCTCTTTGTTCTAAATAATACTGATTGCCTGCTTGATCTTTGAATTGAACATATCTAATTGCTCTTAAATCAGTTGGAATGGTTACATATCTATTTCCTATAATGGCATTAGAAGTTGCATAAAACACGTTTTGATCCGTATCAATCTCTCTGTAAATTTTATTTTCTGTATTTTTAATAATTGTGTTTAATACAGAATCAGTCAATACTTTTGGAGTAGTTGCTCCATTATCTACTTCTGTATAGTTTTTAATATCAGTTCTTAAATTATCTAAAGTGTATGCCATTATCCGTTTACTACCTCAAGAGTTACAGGTCCCGCTGAACAATTTGTTCCACCACCTTCTATATTACCTGATGTTGCATTACTAGTGCTAGTTATATAAAAATAATTTATTGGATTAGTTATTGGATCAGATGTTGTTGCTCCTGTAACATTACCTGCTGAATCTATTTGACCCAATGCAATTGTAAAACCATTAGAATTATTTAAATCACTGACATTATCAAAAGTTGGAATGTTGGCAAATGATTGTAAATTTCTTAAATCAGCTGGATCAGAACCACCAGGTCCAGAACTTGTTACTTGTGGTGGTCCTCTAAACCTTACAATAGAACCAGCAGCTCTTTGGTGATTTTCTGAAAAAACATTTACATAAGTTACACCACCAGAAATAATAGATGTAAATGGATTGTTGTCTAAAAGTATTAAACTTGTTTTTGATGTAGGCTGTGGTCTTGGATTATATAAAGCTTGAGGGTCCGAACCTACAGGTTTTGGAGAAAGTTGTGGCTGCTTTGCTTCAAACTCTGAAGTGTGAACTAAAGATCCATTCCATTCTCTAACCATTTCAGAATATGGATATACCATTCCTGATCTGTCAGAAATTGCTAATGCATGTTTACCGGAAGCATACTTACCCATTATACTCCATCTCCATAAAATGTTTGTGGTGAAATGAAAGTAGATGTACCTTGATTATCTGCATCAAGTGCTCTTAACAATTCACTTTCATATCTTCTTTCTAACTCTTGACTCATTTCAGGTGAATATTTTAAACTTAAGTAATAAGCTAAACCAGACATCATACAAGGATAGAATCTATTTACGACATCCGATGTATTATTATATGCACCAACATCTTGAATTTTAGATAGGTAATAAAAACAAAATTGAAAATTACTTGGTGTA